GTATCGGATAAGTTATTATGTGAATTAATCACACCTTTGATTGCATACCTATATTGTGATGCACTCATACCATCTACATCGACACCCTCTTCCTCGAGGGCTTCGTCGAACAGAGCAGTCAGGTCTTGATATGTCTCTTCCTCAACTTGTTTCCCTTTATTGTATTTCTTGAACAACCGTTTAAAGAAACCATTCTCTTCCTTGTCATCTAACATGTCTGCGATGGTGTCTAGCGTCAAGTTAGCATTTATCCAACTCATAATCCAGTCACCATCTTTAATGCTTGGTATGGTCCTCTTAGCGGCCTTAAAGTCCTCCTCACGAGACTGTTTACGTTCTTTTACATAATCAGTGTCATACTCACCCTGTCTTTCTTCAATGTCCTTAACACGAGCTTCTAACTTACTAATAGTTTCATTAGATTGTTGTATAGCATCTAAGTTTTTAACCATTGTAGATTTTGGGTCAGTTCCCCATACAACTTCTGTGAATGTAGCATTCTTGAAGTCATTGATTAACTGTTTAACATCTTCTTTAATAGACTCATGATATTTACGCTGTTTCATTTTAGATATCTTACTATCTAACTTACCTTTGCGTTTAGCATACTTTTGTGCTGCATGATAATCCCTAAGGTTTTTAGCACCTAGTGGGCCTTTAGCAAATTCAGCAACCATATTGAGTGGCATAACAGCCTTGGTTGTAAACTTCTTAATCAGTGCAGTGAGTATAGCTTCCTTCTTCTCTGGGTCTGTTTCTTTAGCATATCGTTCAATGGTGACCTTATTTTGTTTAGTTTTCTTATCTGTGTCAGTGGTATCCTCTACGAGTTCCTCTGTAGACAAAGCATCATTAAACTTAACAACAGGGTCATTAACCATATTATTCAACATCTCTGCTGCAAGGTGATTAACCTGAGACTTAGCATCTGGAGAATAATCAAGTAAACTGTCTAAAATGTTTTCCATGAATGTGGTAACGTCACCAGACATTGCACTTTCTGGGTTTGCTCTAAACATCTCAGCAAAAAATTCATCGGGGTTCTCTGTTACGTTTGATGCCACCTTCTTTTTAAAGTCTGTGTTATCAAAGAACTTAAGAACTTCCTCCTTATTGTTTAACTTATCTTCTGCCCAACTATTACGCAATTTTGCTCGTTGGTTTGCAGTCAGGATATTATTAAAGTACCAATGCCCTAATTCATGTACCAATGCAATAGGATGTTCCTTGTCAGCCACAATAAGGTTTAAATGGTCGTAAAAACGTCCAGCCACCTGATTGTTCTCATCACTTAAAACCTCCACATTAACGGGCACGTTAGGAGCATTCTCGAACAATCTAACGACAGTATCGAGTTCATTACTCTGTTTCATATCCTTACTGAGCATTCTTGCTATCTCAGCAGTAGTCTTCTCACCTTTTAATGCACGTTTACGGATTTTCTCTGTAAGTCTATCCATATAATTTAATGAATTGATGAAATTACCCAATTCCTGACCTTGCATACCACTCATATCATGGGTAGCCATTTGGTCATATAACATAACAGCCTCAATAGGAGATACCTTATCAAAGTCTTTAAAGATTATAGACCTACCACCTGATTGCTCAAGTACAAATGCAGCATCGGCTACATTTAGTGTAGTTTCCATATCTGTAAAAGCTGGCTGTTTAGAAATTTCTTCACGCATTTTCAACTGGCCAATCATATCCATTTCTGTAATGGCTTCAGTACTCAACGCATCAAAGAACTGGTTATTCTCATCGAATGTTACATAATTCTCAGTGTCATATGTATTTTCATCAAATCCAGAATTCATTGCACCAAACTCTTCACCAAAATTATCGGCAAATGATAGTTCAGCTTCAGCTTCAGAACCAATACTGTTTACGATATCAGCACTTTCAAATGCTGCCTCATCACCATATGCTCCTTCAGATTCTGCCATCTCATCTTCAGATATTGCTTTAGCAGAATTACCAACATATAGATAATCAAGTGATTCATCACTGGTTGTGTTGGTTCTCTGTTTACTACCACTGTTTAAATTAACACTAGTATTCTCAGATTCTGATAATGTTCTATCCTCATTTGCTGGAATAGCTGATTCTTTAACAGATAATGTGATTACACCTTTTTCTGCTAACGACATCATAGCATAAGGATTGTGTATTGGCTCTTTTATTTCAGTTCTTTTAAATATTGCCCGTTTATCCTCTGATACTGTTGCATTCTTTTTAATCAGTGATTTTGATTCCCTACTGATTTTATCAGAATTTGCCATATCTAGTGCAGGTACAATAGTATCACCATTTGCTTGGTCAGACAGTATAGTAGCAAGTTCCATAGTCTCTGTTTCATTCAACTTGGCTTTCTTAGCTGCTTTATCGTTATAGGCTATTTCCACATCAACTTTACCATTAACCATGGCATTAGTTAATCGTTTTGCTGCATACGACTTCATCTTCTTGATTGGTCCTGTATCTTTGTCATTAGTCACAACAAATTTTGTAACATCAATGGCTTTTTTACCAGCATCAATAATAGTGTTCATCATATCCTTAGCAAAACCAGTAGCAGTTGATTTACCAGTACTTAACTTTCTATCAGCATCACCAGCGTTCTGTGTTTTCCTATATTCACCAATAAATGTCTGTAACGACTTCTTAAACAGTTTTTGACGTGCACGTTCTTCACCTTTAAGTGTGTTACTTGTAAGTAGTCCAAGTTTTGCACCTTTACTAGCACCCATAGTATACATAAGAAGATTACGAAGTTTCATAATCTCATCATCAGATAAATATTCTATGATTCTAAAGTTCTTGGTGAACTCTGTACCAGTAAGAAATTCTTTTACCTGTTTTGGTGTCTTAAGTTTGCTTAACTCTTGTCCTTTTTTGGTTGCAGTCTTTCTGATTTTACGTCTACCAAAGTCGGTCAATAGTAGTTCAATATAATCTACTGGAGATGTTACCTTTTCCAATGCCTTTTGTTCAGCTTCAGTAAACTCATTGATTATATCATTTGTTCTATCAACTGTCATTTTACGCGATACTGTCTCTCCTTGTAGTCCTTCAAGCATAGAATCTAACCAGGCATACACATTGTCCTCTGCAATACGAGAATCGTATCCTACAAGAATCTTATATAGCTTGTTTAAAGTCTTAGCAAGGCTATGGAAGAATGTATCTAATACCCCTTGTCCCTTTTCAGAGATAACGAAGTATGTGCTGATTCTATCTGCCATATACTCATCGAAACTAGTAAGATATTCTGCAATATTCTCATCGTCACGCATCATTTTAGACAAGTCTTTGAAAGATATATCGTTTCTGGCTAATGCGGTAACGGATACACCACTGCCTCTAGAAGTAAGAATGCTGTTCAATGTAGAGGTTTCTTTTGTGTTTTCTTTCCTCCATTTGTCATAATCTGCCATTATAGCATCACGTGTCTTCTTATCAGCATCAGCAAAATGGTCATTCACTATTACGTGGCCCATTTCGTGGCCTACTACACGCATAGCTTTAACGCCTTTTAGTGCACTATTCACAACAATAAGAGAATTGCCCTTAAATGTTACAGTATAACCATCAGTTTTTTCTGTTTCGAACCGATTAATTATTTCACGAGCAACTGTTTGGGTTTTTGTATCATAATTAGACAGTTTTTTGATGTTTATACCAAGATATTCAAGTTGTCCAATCAGGTCATCACTAACATATACACCAGTAGCATTCTTTTTACCAGCCAGTGTAGACAGGATTGTATTAGCAAATCCATTAAGTTTCTCAATTGCTGGTGTTCGTTTGAGTGCTTTTTTCTTGGAATATTCTTGTTCTTTCTTAAAAGAAAATTCTTTGAGTTCTGCCTCATTAACCTTTTTCTTGGCATCAATAATCTCAGTCAGGTATTCTGTGCCCTTATTACCATTGGTTTTTTCATGTTCTTGACGAAGTTTCACCAATCTATCTAATTCTGTCTTGGCTTCATCAGAGGCCTTTTTAAGCTCGGTTCCCTTGTCAGTGGTACTCTGCTCCACATTACCCTTAATAGAGGGCTTAACGGGGCTATTAGGGCTCTTTTTAGACTTATTAGAACTCTTTTCGTTCGATGTATCTGCTTTTTTGCCCTTTTTGATGGTTTTAGCGACTTGCAAAATGTAATCTTCAAGCTGCTGTTTTTCCTTCCCATTTAACTTCTCTCTAGACAGGTTTTTGAGTAATTCTTTGACGTGTTCTGACTTCTGTTCTTCAGTTAAATCAGACACATCTTCACCATTGATTACACGAGAAATAAAATTATTTTCATTATTTTTCAAAAAAGACTTGACATTATTAGAAAGTTGTGGTACCCTTATATTATTATTATTATTATTATTAATATTATTATCAGTATTAGTATTATTATTATTATTACTATTACTGTTTTTCTTATTTTCTTTGGTTACTTTCTTTGTTTCTTTACCCTGGGGAGTGTGTTTTCGAACGATTGCTGAAGCAGTATTCCATTTTGTTGCATCCTCATCTTCGTTCAAAGAACTGGTTATGGTATCCAATTGTTTGGTGACTTTTTCGAAATCTTCTCTAGTAGAATTTTCATCCAACCCAAACTCTTTAAGTATTTCCATTTCCCTAGAAGTCTTGTCTGATTCTTTTTGGGTTAGAGCATCATTGTACACCACAGTTCTGTGTTTTCTCAAACTAGACAATTCTTTATCCATTTGCTTCTTCTGCTGAATCAGAGCAGCAGCTTCCATTGACCTTCCAGAATTCTTAGCATCTTGGATATTTGCTGTAGTGAGTGCAATCATGTCAGATAACTCATCTTTACGATTGTCTACCTCTTCAACTGTTTTTAAATCTGTAACATTTATTGGGTTATATCCAATATCAGTTGTCATAACGGTCGTGGTATTCCCTGTGGGGCTCGTAGGAGTGGTCTCAATGGTGTTTACAGTGACATCAGGCCCTACGGGTTCAGAAAATGGAGAAACGTTCATAACGGTGTTGTTAGGGGCATTCTCGGTATTGTCCATTTCAGCCAGTTGTATTTGTATTTGATTAATCCTGTCAGCATTTGCTTCTGGGTCTTTACTCAACTCCTCTAGTTCAATACGCAATTCTTCTGCACCACCGATAGCTTGACCAGGTGCTTGATTCAAACCAAGTTGTTCTTCAATGGCATCAATCTCAGCAATAAGTGCGTTATATTCTTCCTCGTTGTCGACTGGGTCCAAATTATCCAATTCTGCTTGTTTAACTGCGAGTTCACCCTCGAGATTGGTTGTATCTTCTTCTGAGACCTCCGTAGAGGTGTCTTCCTGGACAGTTTCACCCTCAACAGGTGCTACGGGTTCATTTTGGGTTTCATCGACATTCTCGGTACCTTCTAGGTCCTCAGCTACTGCTTGCTCACGTTCACCAGTTTTCTCGTTCTTTTTAGCGACTCTATCTTGTTCTGCCTCATACTCGGCAATTTCTTTCATTGCCTGTTTAGCCAGTTCATTTGTCTCATCACTAAATTCGCCTTCTTCTAACGTATCAGCATCTCGTAGTTGTTGAGCAGATAATCTTTTAGCGGTCTCTTCAGATACACCTCTACGTTTGAGTTCTTTAACAGAAGACGAATATCTATTAACACGTCCACCAGTGGCAGGAATACCCATTAAAAGGAATGTAGGTAGTGTGGTAGCAAATTCCTTAGCACCAGACTTTAAGGTATGTCCTAGTCGTTGTAAGAGTGTCTTATCACTAATGTCGGTAATGCGGTCTTCACCAAATTCCTTTTTTAGTGCTTCACGCATCTTGTCTGCTTCTGGACCACCTTTTTCCATAACTTCACGAGCATATTCTACAGAACCTTCTGTTGCAATCTTCTGAATACCCTCTTGGAATGCCTCAAATGATGCATCACCAATATATTGTTTTGCAGTATCCATAATCATCTTTTTGGTCATCTTACTACCAAGCATTTTACCTAGTGCTTTCTTACCGAATACACCAGCCAATCCTTCAGATAATACTTTCATCTGTAATAACTCTGCAAGTGAGTATGCCGTTGCACCAATATTGGCAGCAGTCTTATGTTCTCTAGGGTCTATACCAGACATCATCATACCACTCTGAATATCACCTTTACCCTGTAAATATGAACCAAATAAACCACCTGCTACATTACCGCCAGTCATGATTGTGTTTCCTATGTAATTCTCAATACTTGGGAGCACATTAATTAAACCACCATATAGTTTTTGAGCCAGGTTTTGTTCACCATTACTCAAATGGTCATTTATTTGTATTCTGAGTTTATTAAATGCTGCCGCTGATTCTAAATCGTTTGCTGCAATAGCATTAGCAACCATTGTATCAATTTGACCGTTAATTTCACCAGCAGAGAACGCTTTACCAGTGAATGATGAACCAGTATCCATAGCTCTATCCATAAGCATATATCGTCTAGCACCATCTATGATTTTACGTTCTTTATCGTAGTCTTCTACCTTGGTTATTCCAGCCATTTGTTCATCAGATAATTCTTTACGTGTTTTACCTGTTTTGAGTGCTTTTTCAGCACGCTTGATACGTTCCTTGTCATCACCATATATTTCAGATAGTTTGTCTGGGTTTTCACGATAATATTCTACGTCATTACCAAGTTTATTACCCAATGTTTTGATTTCATCAAGCATTATAATGGCTTCCGTTTTCTTTTGCACATCGTGTGCAGCAATACCTTTTCCCCAGTTAACCAGACCCTCACGAAAGCCAGTGTATTGGTCAGTCAACATATCTCCTGCCATATCGATAGCCTCTTCACCAAAGTCTTTAGCTTGGTTCCCAATATTGGCTATAAGGTTGGATGGTGTCTCTCTAGCAACAGCATAATTGGTATTTTCATTAGCTTCTATAGATACGTCATCAGAGGGTAAAAGGTATCCCCCTTCTTCATCTACTGACTCTGATAGCTGTTCTTCATCAGACGGTAAAAGGAGCCCATTGGACTCCTCTACATCATCTGGTAGTAAAAAATTATCTTCCATCATTATCTATTTCCTTAATACAATAGTTTATCTAATTCGGCTTTTTGTTCATCTGTTAGATTCTTAAGTGCTTTGGTTGTTCCTCTAGAAGTAATAACATAGTAGTTATTATTTTTATCTTTGAGATAACCATTATTTGCACGCTCAATCTTATCAGAGAAATTAGCCAAGTATTGTTGATTTAATTGGTTACTTGGGTTAGATGCTGGTATTCCCTCAGGGGTAACATTATCTTGTTGCCCAACATTAACACCTAGTGCGGATTGCATAGCATCACCATTAAATGTTACTTTCTGTTTTCCTTTAGCAGATTCATCATACACACCTATAGGTTTAGCGTTACCACCAGGCACTTTTAAGTAGATTGGACGTTTACCATCTTCTCCTTGTGCACCCATAACTATATTCTGATTATCAAATTCACTCATTACAATTTCTGCGTCTTCTTGAGACAGGTTAGATTCTTCAACAATATCCTTTGGAGTTGTCCAACCAATATTCGTTTTTCCGAAGATTGAACCAAGACTCTGTATTGGGTGTTTTATAGAAAAACCAGCACTCTGTGCCAAAGGTGTCTCACCAGATATATTAGATGATGGTACTGTTGGGTACCCACCAACAGATGATGGTGCTGCACCTTGTTGTCCAGACTCTGTTCTAGCCAATTGCATAGATGTGAACTCACCAGTGCTAGGATTAACTGCATCCTTACTCTTAGGATTGGTTTTGGCACTTGTATTGAGCACACCTTTTTGTGCAATCAGTTCTTGTGTATAACTTTGTTGTGCACCTAATAGTTTAGTGGCTAAATCATCAATTGCTTTTTGTTGACCCTCTGTATATGCTCCACCTTGGTTGGCTATTTCAAAGTTAGCTTTCATTTGTTCCATTTCTTTTGCATATGAATCAACAAGAGCCTTAGCATTTGCAACAATGTTTTGATTGGTCTTTGGTGTTGCCGCTTGTGCTTTCTTCTGAGCCGCTAATTTTTGTTTTTCTACTTTAGCTTTGAAGTCACCATCCCAAGCAAGACGTTTACGGTTGTAATAGTCCCAAACCTTGTCCTGTACCTCTTTAACGTTGATGTTCGAACCTTTTGCCAATACATTCTCAAAGTCTGCAAGCATGGCTGCCTGTGTAGGCCACATAGACAGGATATCTGCCTTACCATATTTCTTAACTCGTTCATCAATAAGTTTATTTACTGCCGATAAGTTCTCTTTAACCGACTTATCAATGACTTCTTGTTCAAAGTACTCTGGTACCTCTAGACGAGCATCTGCAAACGAACTTCGAATCTTTGTTAGGTCTAACTCTCCCTGTTTTTCGAAGTCATCGATTAATAGTTTACCTTTTTTCCACTTAATTGAGTCTTTGGTTGCATTTGCAAAGTTTTGGTCATTTTGTACAGATTGCATACTTCCCATATATACATAGGTTTCTAAGTCTAAATCTGGGTTTGCTTGTGCAATCGCATATAGGTTCTTACCTGAACGTTTCAACCAGGTATTGTTGTCTTCACCTTCCATCGGCTTAAACCCATTCTCGTATTCAATCAGGATTTGTTTATACTCCTCATCTGAAAGGTTTTCCTTACCAGATTTCTGTGCAAAGTATTTTCTAGCACCTTCATCTACATACATAGCATCTAGCATGCCTGCAAACTCTCTATATCCCTTATCTCGTAGCTCCTGGTCATTCTGTTCATCCTGTTTCAATTTCTGAATCTCAGGAATCTTCCCAACTGCTTGACCAATAGTTCCGATACCATCAATAATTCTATCAAAATCAGCAGAGAATGCAGCAGGGTCTACCATTGCTGCTCCATCTATTCTATTAGTAAGCATATTATAGTAATCCTCTCCGTTGTGCATTTGCCTGTTTATTAGCCAATTTACCACCCATACCACCAAGCAACGAATTGACCATCTGGTTTTGTTGGTTCATTGCGTTTGCCTGATTAAAAGCATTTTGTTTATCGCCTAAAAATTCATTACGTCTATTAGAATCCTTCGTTGCCTGAATCTGTTTGTCTGTAAGAGCAAGGCTACGTTGTTCTAATGACCTATTTTGTTTATCCAATTTACGTTTATACCTTTGTTGTGCATCATAGACAAGTTTTTGTTGTCTTAATGCTTTCTTCTTATTTCCTATAGATATTCCACCACCTGCTGCGGCAGACACTCCTGCAATAATAGAAAAAACTGCTGTTACTACTGTAGCCATTATTGTACCTGTCCTCTCATCTGTAACCCACCAGAAACTAGTGATGTTTGATTATTAACTGGTTTCTTACCTTTAACCATGTTTTGTGCCATATCTCTACCAACAGTACTACTATTGGCGTAATTTACAAATTGTTGTCCTATCTGTTCCAAATCTTTAGACTTTTGAATAGCCTCTTGAATATTCTGTGCCAGTAGTTTAATCTGGTAGAATTTTTCATCATTTCGTATTTGTTCAGACAGTTTTTCTTGTTCTTGGTTGATTCGTCTATTGGAGTTTAAGAAATCTTGATATGATTCCTTTTCTGCACGACCTATTTCAGCCATAGATTGAGCAGTAGCTTCGTCCTGTGCCCTATTAGCCATACCAACTTCTGCTATACCCAACCCTGTTTGAGCTAAACCTTTTAGACCAGTACCTACAGCATCAATAGTTCCTGCGGTACTTCCTAAATCAACACCTTCTGGGGTACTTCCGTACCCCCTACTACCATATGTTCCAAGTCCACCACCACCAGTTAAATCAAACTCTGGTGTGGCAAACGTATTCGCATTAAACGAAAATGCATTATTTGATGCACTCATAAATATCTCCTATTAATAATAGCTAGTTAATGGTGCTGCAAAATCTTCCCAACTGGCACCTTTTTTCCCTTGTTCGAATTAGCCTTCCATGGCACTTTTTAACATATCGTCCAAATTTATGTTGTTCCTGTCACCCATCCAATCAGAGCCTATCTTATTGCCATCTACCCATATACCATAATTCATTCTAGATGCCGATTTGCGTGCTGTGGATATACCTATTGAGTGTCGTTTTCCCTTACCATCTATAAAACTCAACACATAGCTAGAAGTAGCTCTGTTGTCGTCGCCATCATCACCAGCAGCATCAACACTAGCTACACGTATTGGATAATCAATACCATTAATCATAAATACTTCTCCAACTTCTGGGAAACCTTCAAAACGACTGCCGTTTGATGATTGTCTAGCAGTTATTTTGATATTGGACTTTACATTACCATTGAGCTTCATATCGTTAATTAGTCGTTGATACATTTTTGGGTTTGCCATAGCTAGTTTAGACAGAATAGTATCATATAGAACACCGTTACTTGAATTGTTCATTAGAGTAGATGATATGTTTTTAAGGGAATCCTTATCAATATATTTGAAGTCCATTTTATCTACCGCTTCATATAAATCGGTTCCACTAAGTGTTAGTAACTCCTCTGAATCAGCAACTACTTGTTTTTTAGCCGCTTCAACATCTGCTGCATAGTCTGCTTTATTTTTAGCTATTGCGTCTTCACGTCCCTGTGTAACTTCTTTTGGTGGGTTGTCTACTTTAGTGCGTTCCAATTTATACCATAGACCATCTTCACCTTTTTTATACACATCAGCACTACCAGGAGATACTTTTTCTATGGTGTTTTCGTCTGTCATAGTATAACTGGTTCTTTTATATCCAACAGTATCACCAACACCCAAATCATCTAACTTGACGTTTTGTCCTAGTGCTACTAAATCAACACCTTCACCAATCGGTTTTCCATACTCATACCAAGTTACTCCACTTCTACCAAGTGCACGTCTATATTCTTTAGTGTCTACAGAGCCATCAGCACCATATTTTTTAATAGTTACTCTAGTACCACCGTTACTGTATTGTGTTGTGGTATCTCCACTACTAAATGTTCCTTCACCACCATGCGTTTGTCCACCAGCATTTGAGGTTCCAGTTGTTCCAGTAGTACCAGTTGTTCCAGTAGTTCCAGTTGTTCCAGTAGTACCAGTTGTTCCAGTAGTACCAGTTGTTCCAGTAGTTCCAGTTGTTCCAGTAGTTCCATATACGTCTTGAGTGATGGTTCCACCACCTGGTGTTTTTAAAACCAACTGACCATCTTGCATTTCTGGGGTAAAACCATATATAATTAATGTTTTTGCTGAATTTGCCTGTGCTTGAATTTCTGGGTTATACCTAGCACCTGGGTTTGCCTCATAGAATGGCTCCATGGCCTTATCAAACTTTAGTGCTTTCTCATCATCGTCACCCCATCGCTCAGATTTCATTATTGTGTTTGCCCATGCTCTATGTTCTGGATTTTTTGGGTCGAAATCAGATGTTCCTTCGTGTTGTGCTCCCCATAGGTCAGACAGTAGGTCTGTTGCACGTTGGTCATTTTGTAGTATGGCTTCAACATCATAATTATCACCATCCAAATAAGCACCTCTACCAATTTCAGAAACCCAATTACCAAGAGCAACAGATGCTACATCGTTTCTGTTTTCCCAATATGTACGTTGCATATCACTAAAGTCCATAGAACCAAGTCCAGCAGCATTTGCCATCTCATTAACTCTAGCACGGTCTTCTGGATTTGACCAATTGACATATTTAAGTGACTCGTTAAACAGTTGGATATTGCGTTGTATCTCAGTTTCTTCTATTTGTGATAATCTTGCTGCTGCACTATCTCTACGATTACCAAGGTCTACAGCCATATCAGTTAAACCTTTTTGTCTCTCAGCTTCTAAGGTTCTTTCTGTTGATTCTTGCATTAGTGCTGAGTTCTCTGGAGACAGTCCTTGAAGCATAGCATTCTGTTCTGCCATACCACGCATTGCTGCACGTTCTGCTGCTCTTTCCTCACGTTGTTGTTGCATCATTGTGAATAATGTTGGGTCTTCACCAGCAACAACCTGTGATAGATATGATTCTGATTGGTCCACATATTGACCAGCACGTTCTCCTGGAGTTGCTTGGTCTATTTGTACTTCATTGTGTGGTGTTAAATAATTTCCAGTTGAAGTTGTATCAGTTGTCGTTGTTGATGGTGTGCCAGTTGGACCACCTTGTGGAGTACCTACTGCTAAATTTGTATCACTTCCACGACCGACACCACTACTGCTTGTAGGTCCCATAGGACCAGTAGGTGTGCCAACAGCAAGGTTACCAGCACCGCTTCCGCCTGTATATGACCCACTTGGGTGTCCACCATTTCTTGGTGTTGTCAATGACTCTGTTGGTGTAGTTGTTGGTTTCGGGTCTTTTTTACCGCAGTATTCTTCGGCGGCACTCCCAGTCAATTCAGAACATGGTCCTGGTGCTCCATATCCTGCACCATTTCCACCAGCCATCTGACTATTTTCATAATCTCCAGCATAAGGATTTCTACTCATACCATTTTCTCCTAATTTTGTGTCTTTATCTATTAGTATACCAAAAAAAAGCCCAAAAGTCAATGTTTTGGGCCTTAGTCAAATACTACCGTTTCATTTGTAGTCTGATTATTTGGTCATTCATATCGCTTAATTGTTTATTCAACTCAGCAATTTTAGAATAAAGACTGTTTATCTCTTTTACTATGTTATTTATATTTGTATCTACATCTTCCGACTTACCAACCAAGAATATATATTGATTTTCCATATTATTACCCCTGTGGTAAAAAACGTTCTAAATTATTGTAGTACTCGTACAAATATTCCTCAAAACCATCTATAGTTGTTATATCATAGTCGTATTTTCGTATATCAAACATATGATAGCCTTTTATTAGTGGAAATTCATTACTGAAGTCGCCAACTATATAATATAGCGACCATATACCATCATAATAAACCCTAGTTGCATCATATCCATTATAAGACAGGATATCTGCTGTGCTCCAGAACATTATTGTACCGTAACCAGTGAATATATCAGTGGTAAAGGTCTTATTAATGTAAACAGCACTCTCAACAATACCATCAGGCCCATCAAAAGGTCTAAAGTACTCATCGGATGCATATATTGGGTCACCACCTATATTGGCTACAACATCAATCATGGTTTTTCCAGTTATTCTATCTACAGCATAATTGCTTCTAGTCAACCAAGCAGATAGGTCTAAAGTATATTCCTCAAACTTATCTATTTCACCAACAGTACCACGTTTGAATTTTCTACTCCTACGAAATATCGATTCTATGGTTTCTAATCTATAACCAGATGTTGTTGTATACACACCTATCTGATTGGAATCATTATCATGTAGTTTGCTACTCTGATAATAAAACGTTATTTCCTTGGTTGGGTCTATATCAAGCCTAACCTCTTTAGGAACCATCTCATCACCAACAAATAAACCAACAGATACTTTGAAATCATCTTGAAAATCTGTTTCACCGAATTCTGGATTGAATTTGATTGATGTTTCTTCGTGTGTGACTTCTGATGATTTGAGACTTGCTGTCATATCTAATGTTTTAACAAATGTTTCTATTGGATATTGGTCTTTGTCTAAATATCTAGCATCCAACTCAAAACTGTCACCAACATCCAGTATGTACTTGTTTCCATCATATACATCATACGCAACAAGAATCTCATTACCATTTAAATCCATAGATATTATCTGTCTATTTGATGCTGGCCATATCCAATGTTCTCCAGCATACTCTGACCACCCAAGTCCATAACTCTCATCTATTCCAAATGAAAAGCATTTATGGTTCTTAAGGTATTCAGGTGAAACAGAATCATCGTTGTATTCCATGATTGTTATATATCTATCTTTAGTCACAGATAGTGTATCACCATTCTCATCAGTAATTTCTAAAGTTACATTATATAATCCATCATCTAATAGTATATGTGGTGATATATCTGTAGATGTTACTATATCCCCACTAGCATTATCCTCTATAGTCCATAAAAATGTGTACATTATCACTCCAATCTTCGTTTTAATGCGTCTAGGAGCCTCATAAAGCCCGTTTAATTAGTTTAGTGGAGTCTAGGCCCACTGAAAAATAAATGACCTTTATGGGGCCTCTAATAAAGCGAGGGGGACCACCACCAATGATACCCCCTCTTTACAAACAAGTGTGTTACCTAAGATAGCGAATTTCTATGAGGTAACCTGCGCGTCGTGTAACTACTTTACACACTCGTTTGTTGTATTAATAGTGAACAACTTCAAATTTCACAAAGCCATTCAACCAGTGTTCTTCTGGATTGTTTTTTCTGTATAAACGTCGTCCTAAAAAACTTCTAACGCCCATCATCAATCTGCCTTTTACAATCCTTGGTATATGCTTCCACTCAAGCAACTCTCTAAAGATGTTGTTGGCATCTTCAAAGGGCATTAAGTGTAAAGCAAACAAGGCATCGTGAACTGCTGATGGTATAGAAACATATTGGTTGTGTGCTGTACCATTACAACATCTGAATATAATAGGTATACTGGCTTCATCAAAGATTCCACCAGCAAGATATGTTAGTTTGTATACAACATCTTCATATTGGTACTCTATCCACCAGTCTTCCAAGAATACCTTCAGGTCTCGTTTAAGCAGCATAGGACGCTTGATATCACAGTAGGGGTATAATACTATACCTCGGTCCTTAAACTGCTCATATTGCGTCTCTCTGACGCTCTCATTAGTAGATATGAACTCAACTGGGAGCTCACCACTACATCCTATAACTTTAAACATGTTATTTGTCCCATTCTATCCAATCGATGTCATCCGCAGTATCTGGGGCTGATATAACTGGACGTTTAACACTATTGTCTACTGAGACCGTTGATGGTCCCAGTATAACTACACATCCCAGTAGTGTGAAGAAGATTAGCCAGAATAACCATGTCAGGCTATCTACCACTATCGACTTCAACACATCCTCTTCCTTCATTTTTTACTCCAACTTGGTTATTACAGTTATTAACTGTACGTTCTAAGAACATAACACAACCACTTAATAATACTATAATTAATATACAACCAATTATTATCTTCATCATTCATTCCTATATTGATGAGCCACTTACTCTAATAACTAAATCAACTGATAAATCTGTCACGTTAAAAAAATCTTTATCAAACTCCACCATAACCATTCTATCTGTTGGTAAGGTTACAGGAGATGCCGATAAATCAACAAAAGATGACCCATAAAATTGTGTACCAACAGAAGCAGTTGTCTCAAATATAGAACCCTGATATAAGGTGTTCCCAGCACCATAAGAGTATTGAGTACTACTCGGTGAAGAAAAATCGGATATTCGTATTGTTGCATCTGATGCTTGACTTGCAGAATATGAACCACATATTGAAACGATTCCTACCACTTCATATACACCATTATCTGGTACGAAAAATCCCAAATCGTGTGTAGCACCAGTATTTCTAGACAGTATAGTGTTTGCTGGTAACGAACCATTGATATAATATTTCGTTGAGAGCATATGCGTCTTAAGCACTTGGTCGACATATTCCTTATTCGCTATATCACTATCTGCTACAGGTACTGGTAGCAATTTTGTACCATTGGTTGTTGGGTCTGTAGTATTACCCATAGAAACCCTCTTAGCAGTTATAGACAATTCTGTTTTGTTAGAATCGAGTATTAATTGTACTTGCCCAGGATTTGCTGTATCGTTGATAGATAGCGTAGACTCTTTAAATCCACCAGAACCATTAGATGTGTTGATATTATTGTTTGGACCAACAGCACCACCGCCACCTGTATAATTATCATCAGCATATCCCTTAGTAATTAATGCTGTATCTCCAATAACATCAATTTCTGAATTGGTGATGTCGGAAGATGGGTTCTCTATAATTATTTTGGCTTTTGCAGAACCATATAGGTCACTTTTAATTGTGGTATTTGCACCAGCAGAACCAGTTATTTTGAAACGTATATTGTTTGGTGTAATATATGTTTCTGTTGCACCTGTATATGTTTTTATGTTAAGGTCACCTTGACCTATATCAGATATAGCTGAATGTGCCGCAGAATCTGTTACAATTACATTATTTGTTGTTTCATTCCCATTATTTGTTACATATTGTAGTGTATCACCACTAGGATGATTATCCACATACTCTTTAGTAGCAATATCATCATTTTCAGTAATCTCAGATAGAGTACAAGCAGGCAGTTTAGCGGTTCCATCTATATTTAGTCTCATAATAGCATTAACGGCTCCACCACCAGCATCTTCTACAATATCGAGGGCGATACCATTACCAGCTGCATCATTCAATCCAATAACATTCTCACCACTTGTATCGACACCCATGACTATTTGGTCTTTTACATTGAAGTTTGTCAACGATTTTATTGTGTCTTCAGAGAATATTTTACCATTGGTTGTGATAGCCTCTAAAATATTTGTTGCAGTATCTGAAACAAGCGGTGTTGCACTAGTACCACCTAAAGCGGTATAAGTAGTAACTGAAGCGGGAGTTGCGTTTCCACCAGCACCTTGTGCTATACCAGTATTCCAAGCATCACTTGCATCCGAACACATAACCCAATACCAACCAGTATCAACCAGGTTGTGGTCAACATCCATAGCATAGTGGTCTGCTGCCACCATAGTGTATATTCCATCATATCCAGGTTCAGCATTAGTGACTTCCATACTACCAGAAGGTGTGTTATCTACATGCACCTCTAATTTACCTACACCAGTTGTAGATGTTCCAATAGACACCTGTGTGTGGTCAGTAATAGGTTTTAGAGCATCATTACCATCGACTTCCCATAGACTAGAACCACCAGAACTGGGTGCAACGTTAGTAGACCTAAAATCCTTAGCAGTGATATCTATCTCAAGTTTTATATCCGAAACGGATGTGACTAGTGCACCAAGTAAAGTTATACCTGGGTCTGATAATTCAGATTTGGTATACGAAGCATCTAGAGCGATGTTTGCACTTGGGTTTGTGTGTACGTTAGAAATCCTAAGATACACATTAATAGGGGCACCATTACCTGTTTGTGTAAAGATGAGTTTGTCGAACTGTGAATCGGTTGCCTGAGTATAATGGGTTAAACCAAACTCATACTTAATATCATCATAAACGTGGAAGGTATTAAGGTTAAATGCTGGAGCATAAAACTCACTATCAACAACACCAGATATTGATGCTGATGAAATACTAGACAGTGTGGCAACATGTAGATATTCACCAACTGCTAGTGTTACGCTTGGTACATATTTACTTTTACCTATACGACGTTCAGCAAATTCAATTCCATCCTCAGTACTATTAACTACTGCTGCTTTTCCTGCTCGTGTTGCATAAGTTGCTGGTGTATCTAAAAGGTCTACAAACTCTTTAGCACCTTTAAATACAACCTCTGCTGTAATGTTCTCATTATTGTTGAGCGTTCCAGCTTCACTGATAAACTGAACAGGTATAGTTGCATATGTGGTGTTATTAACTGGATTACCAATAACCATATAGGTATAGTGGTCAGTTGTGTTTCTATCTTCTAATGCAATGTAATCTCTATCTTGTAAAGAGTTGATACCATAACTTCTATCGTGTCCAGCCGAATCAGTATAACTAATATTGATATGGTCAGTAATAGATGGTGAAGCATTATTCAAACCAGCGTGACCACTTGTAGGGTCTCCTGATGTAGATGTCGTAAATTTGTAACGTGCTGATAGGACACCAATATCTGCAATGGTGCTATTTATATATGCCTTAATAGCCTTTTCTGTTGGTAGGGTGGTATCACTATCTCCCGACAGTGTACCATCCGTAGATACCATGTTTATAGGCTGTGTGTCATTTACAATAACACCGTTTTTTATTTTGAATTCTCCTGCCATGTTTTTTCTCCTTGGTTCATTATCCCCAAATTAAACTGTTGCACCTGTAGCGTTAACCCAAGTACTATTAATATACCACGTAGGATATCCATAAGTGGTGTCTACCCACATATATCCCTCATCAGGACTTGCGGGTCTACCAGTAGTTGGTCCAACTCCGATAGGTAGTGTGGGTGTTAATTCATCCACATATTTCTTCATTACGTAGTCGTTATCGACAGTAGGAGCAACATAACTACCACCTCTAATAACATGGTTTGCGACAATGCGTGCATTAGTACTATCAAACAATATTGTGGCATCCTGACCATCTTTACGCATAGTAATACCAGGAGCCCCAGAATTCCCATCAGTAATGGTAGCATTTGTTGAAGCGTCTCCAACAATAATATCATCAGTTGTTGTGTTTCCATTTGTAGTAACATCCTGTAGTGTTGGGTTCGAACCAGTTGGTGGGTCTACCCATTCTGTATCATTTCCTGTAGAATCAGTTGCTAACAACTGTCCAGGTGTACCAGTACCAACGTCAACACCACTCAAACCACCAGTCATTTTCTCTAGTGTAACCAAATCATGGTTATTGGTTATTTCAGATGCATCCATTTCTGGTGCAGAAACAACTCCCTGTTTTGTTATATGTAAAACAGAAACTTGATTAGATGGGTTCTCCTTATTAACTATATCAAACAGGTTGTTTGTGGATGACTTAACAAAAAGACCATTTGTGTCATTAGTGGTCGATTTTCTAAGCGTTATATCATCACCAACTTTAACAGACGTATCACTCCTGATTATATCAGAGGAGTAAATAACACCGTCAGTATGTATAGCCTCATTTGGAAAGTTTGAATCGTCTGTAACTACTGGGTTCTCAACATGTCCACCAGATGGTGTGTATGGTGTAGTAGAATCAGGTGTAGAGTTACCACCAGCACCATAAGCTACCGATGTATTCCACTTGTCTGTATCATCAGCACAAAGCACCCAATAATAACTATCTTTAACCAGGTGGTGTCCAGCATCTTTTCTAAACCAGTCGTTATTTATTTTTGTATATAGCCCATCATAACCAGTAGGTCCTAATGTTACTATATGCCCACTGTTGGCATCCTTAGTTATATCAATTTCTAATTCAGCAACACCAGTATATGTTGTTGTTCCTCTACCAATAAAAACGGGTTTGTCATTATTCGGTGTTACAGCATCGGCTTCTAAAATCCAATGGCCATTACTAGCAACATAATCAACATATCGTTTTTGTGCGTAATCGTTATCGTTTACTGGTTCTCTATAGGTTTCTCCTATGAGAGCACTACTCATTATAAAATGGTCAAATGTTCCATTATATGCAAGATAACCTGCACCATGAGCATCAGTATAGATATGACCAACATCACCTTGTGGGTTAGCCAGTAGTGTTGTAGTTACTTTATCATAACCATCGATTACGGCAATATCATTTGTTGTTGTATTACCATTATCTGTCACACCTTGTAAGTCAATACCAGAAACACTAGATGGGTCTATCCATTCAGTATCAGTTGCTGTACTGTTTGTAGCAAGCAATTGTCCTGGGTTACCAAGTCCTACAGATGGTCCTGGTGGTCCCTGCGGTCCTTCTGGCCCTTCAGGTCCTTCTGGTCCCTGTGGTCCTAATGGGCCTTGTGGTCCTGCTGGTCCAACTGGACCTTGAATACCCTCTGGACCTTGTGGACCTTGAGGTCCTGGGGGCCCGTGTAAGGTTTGGACATCTAGCCACTCAAAATCGGTACCAGCAGAATTCATCGCCAATACGAATGTTGGTGGGCCCAGAGGGATTAAATCTTGTTTGTCATTCAACTGATTCAATGTGATGAAATCAGTTAGTTCAACACCATCCAATCCTGACACTCTTGATGAAAACGCTATACTGCCATTAACAGTATCTAACATAACGCTTTCGAAGTTTCCAGCATTGTCTGTAAATTGTAATTCTCTTACAATGTAATCGTGGTATATTTCAATATTATTAACATTATCAAATGTAATCATCGGTCTATAGACAATCAGCATGTCTCCATTCCTGTAAACGATATCACTTTCCTGCACACTAGTATTAGTGCCATCAGTGATGGTTACAGACAATTGGTGGTCATCCAAATATTGTCTAAGGTCGTCAAATGATGCGTTGATATGAAATATCTTTGCTATTTCTACTATTCCACTCATTTGTTCTCCTATGCGTCTTCGTAAGTATCTTGTATTGCGTTTTCTGCCATAAGCCTATCAAGGATATTCTTATTTTCAAAAAGCAGTTGTGGTGTAAGTGTTATATAAGAAGGACCTTCAGACACCCTAGGGCGTGCTGTAAAGTCCAAAATCAAGGTTTTCTTGTCCAGTAGTTCGTCTTGTATATTGTTCCTTTGTGCCATCTATGAACTCTCCCCATATTAATAACCCCGTTTTCTGGTTGTATGCCATAGTTACTCTAGGGTTAAGGTTATTTATTATTGTTTTTTTAATAGTACCAGCACTATAGTCCTCCGAATATTTGGTACCGTTAAACAATCTAATACCAGGTTCTGATGTAAAGACAAACATAGACATATTAGGACCGTTGGTTATACAACCGTCATTTACAACACCTATACTATCTTCTACCATCTCAGGGGATGGGAAAACGATATATGATGTACCTAATGTTTCATTCACTATCGGTTTTGCTTGTGATATGTTTATCGCGTATGTTTTCCTTGCAGTAAAAAACACAAGATTTGTTTTCGTTACTCCTATTGCTGTTATCTTATCATTAATAGATGATATCCGTTGAAATGCCTTATTGTGGTATCCAAGATATCTAAAATCAACAGTGGAACTGTATTCTAATTCTGTTGGTGTCTCATAACTAGAACCAAGCAACATTCCCGTATTTATCCCTACCAGTCTAAGTGGGGGTAGTGGTCTATACCCTAAGGTATATAATGGCCACACTGAACCATAGCCAGCAGCAGATATATCAGAGATATAATCATGCATAGACCGTTCTGTTGGCATATATCCGAATATCTTATGTGTGGAAATCTTATGTTTGGTATATGCATTAACATAATCATGAATAACGTCGGATACTATTGTTCCATCTTCTAAAAATAAAGGGCCCCATGCTAACATAGCAGGAATTATACTAGTTCCGTTTATTTCATCAGCATATATCTTATAATATTCTTCACCGTCTATTATAGTTGGTGTTGTATCAGTATGAATAGTACCAACGGAATCTGTACCAAAAACAAACATACCACCGTCTATAGTGTAATAGTTACCAGTTTGGTATATCTCAGCCACACCTGTTATAGGGTCATATCTACCAAAAATCGTATCTTGTGATGCCCCACCAGAACTATTTATATATGTTCCTCTAGAACCTATGGTCGATAAATCAACACCTATAGTTCTATCACCAGTAAAATGCACAAATTGTATTGCTGGTATATCAGCCACCCATCCAAGCACATCTGTTTTATTTGCTATAGATGGTTCAGTAAACAATGGGGGCTCTTTTGTGTGTGCATAGATGTTCTTACTACGATACACTGAATAATGTGTTGGTTTACTGTCATATTGCGATGGGTACTCAAATGTTGTAACAACCGTGTTAATCATTTCTGTAGAACGTCCCTGTATCATACCAGGTGTTATATTAACCAGTGGGGTCCCTTGTGGTGTAGTCTCTGGTGGTAGAATTGTTATCCTATCTCTAAAATCACTAGATATAAATACTATTTGGTTTGTGTATATAACCAAGAAATCCTTAGAATATGCTTTCAGTTGACCACTTATTACTCTAGCAACACCATGCATGTCGAATACATCGGTAAAATCCAATAGTAAATGGATGTCGTATGTGTCCCAAGTAGTTTCATCATCGGGGTCATCAGTCTCATGTACTTTTCGTATTCGTAAATCTAGTGCATATCGTTGGCCATCAGTATTATAGTCTTCTGGCAATTCTGTTAGACCAGACAACATTGTACCATTTGGGTTTATATCGTTTTCAGCAGATATTCTTGTATATTGTTTCTTTGCTTCATTATCGTCATTATCACTTTCCATTGTGGTTGTTGGTATAGACTCATGAACAATATAATTATCTTCTGAGAAATCAGTTCTGTTATCTGCGAATGTAGCCATAGTAGTATACGTATAACAATAGTTGTATACAGCATAGTCGTTGTTGTTATAAAATTTACTCAATCTGTTTGCTGGGCCATCAACATCCATTTTGGTTAGTTTGTTGTTTAAACCATCAACCAGCTTGTATGAGTATATACCATCTGTTGTAAACAATACCACAAATTCCATTATTCTTAGCATTGTTGACCTTGTGTCAGGTAAATCGTATTCCAATATTTTTGTATATTTGCACCCACGCTCTTTGTAGAAATCATTACCAATGTGTAAATATGTTGTGTCTGTTTCAAAATCGTAATACGTTGAATGAATACGTTTAAAACATTCCACTTTTTCTATTTCACCAGTTTGAAAGTCTCTACCGTCGTAATCGGGCATAAGATTTATAGACTTATATCTACCAGACATATGTCTACCATTGTATCCAGTCATTTTATACACCAGTACCTCACCAGTAAATAATGTAATTTTTACTGTATCACTGATATATACTGTTGGATGTATTCCAGGGGGTGACGCATTAATAGTCAATACACCATCTATGAATTCAAAATCATAATACGATGAATCATACAAATATGTTTCTACTGGCTCTATACCGTTACAGAGCTTAGAGGTACCATTACGGCCTCTTATTGAATCTTTATATCCTTTAGCATTAACTAATGCACTAACATACGGAGAAGGTACCTCTACGGTCTTCGTATCGAGTGATAGTCCACCAGAAAAGTCAGTGGATACTCTTACTATGAGCTCCTCGTTATTTTCTCTTGAAAGAGGTCTGTATGTATTCTTTGGCATTAGTAACCTTGCCCTTTCATATACATTATTTTATTATTTATTTTCTTTCCTACTCCCCATTGCATTAATGGTAATAGTGCTGTCTTAAACTCAATCCAAGTATTAGATGTTCCATGGTCACTCTCTTCACATTTTCCAATAACACCTTTAGCTACTGAATCAATGTGATACTCCGCAGGGATATCTAACTGAATATGTTCGGATGTCAACTCAGTTGGGTATCTATAACAGACAAGTGGGATTTCACCATCACCTGGGTCTTCTTTAAAAATAACTCGTGCTTTATGTGCAGAGGAACCATTTTCTACTATGTAATTATATCCAAATGCCTCAACAAATTGAATGTCCCAACCAAAGGAAGGGACATCTAATTCGTAAATGGTTTGACCAGCAACTGTTGTCAACACTGGGTTTCTTCCAGTTGTCTCGTCATAAACACGCATGAGTTCATTAGGATGCACGAAAACCATTTTCTGTATTTCGTTTAGTAACATCAGCAAAGTCATGCGGTCAAAGTCTGGGCATTTGCGTTGGATGTATGTAATCAATCCTGTTGTAGTCATGCGTATTTCCCTTATTTATCTTCGTTCTTCTTTTTCTTCTGATTCTCTCGTCGTGATACTGCACGCTTAGTTGCTGCCCTTGCATCTGCGGTAGACTTAAGAGGTTTTGCTTTTTCAAGTTCCTCCTTCTCTGCACGTAGTTTGGCGAGTTCGGCTTTAGCATCATCTAGTTCAATCTGTGCTGTATTAAGAACAAGAGTTGGGTCTTGAATCTTACGGGCTTCATCCATGTAACCCATCTTGATTGCAAGCATCTTGATTTCGTTAAGTGTTGTAGTATCGAGAACAGTACACAGTGGACGCTCAAGTTGAGAAGCAAGGAACTCTCGGTTCTTCTGCGTATCTAGAACATAACCATAACAACGACCTTTACCATCTGGATGGAAATCAAGTACACCATCCTTAATGATATTTGGTACAAGTCCAGAGACAGCTTGCTGTCCAGGTACTCGTTTCTCTGCAATAGTGAGTTCTTCTACACCAATGAATGCTCGTCCAAATGTTAGACGTTTGACATCCATTACTTCAATGAATTTGTATCCTAGTGTGGCAGCGTCATCAATATATTCTTGTAGACGTTCCTGTGTATCACGATTTTGTAACTTTTTAACAACCATTTTATTATCCTTTGGTTTTATTATTAAATGAAATTGGGGGTAGTTTCCTACCCCCTAGGTTTACACTAACTTATGCAGTAGTGATTGCTGGAATTGTCCAAGCAAGAACGATAGAACCAGTGTTCTCACGCTCTTTATAGTTTGGATTAGATGCAGTTGCATCCCAACCAACATTTGTATCGTACTCAACAATAGAGATACCTGATTCACCGAATGCACCAGTACCTTTGTTGTATCCGTAGTTCTGAGTTTCAGTCTCGAAGTGGAGTTCACGAACAGTCCATTCACAAACAGCCGCTTTACCAAGAAGGAATCCACAGTCAAGTTTCTTATTAACACCAACACCACCAGTGGTAGGTGCTTTGGTACGAGCATCCTCATTACCAGGATAAAGGAACTCACCAGATACTCCGTTAGGTGTGGCATCAAGGGTTGGGTAACGCTGGTCTTCTACAAGAAGAAGTGAACCAACACGACCGAACGCACCAGTGTACTCCATAACATCAGCATCTTTACGAACCATTGCTGTATAGATTTCTCCAAGTTTACCAGACTCATTACGCTTAAGTATAGCAGCCTGTGAACTAGGGATAAGAACAACATAGGTCTCTTTACCATCCATACTAATGGGCTCAATGCGAAGATAATTCTTAGCAAAATACTCAAGAGAAAGAAGATAGTTAAGACTGATATTGTGTTTTTCAGCATCTACTGGGTTACCAGCATCGATATCAGTAAGAGCAGTACCTACAATATCTGCGAAACTCTGAGTATGTGGGTCATAGTTCATACCAGGCTGGTCAGCAATATCAACACCAGAGATAAACCAGTTTTTGTTGAGAGCCTTACGTGTGAATGGGTTATTCGCACCGTTAAAGGCATTGTTAGTAGTGATTACAGAGTCATGTGTATAGAGAAGTGCTTCACGAATACGAAGTCCGCGGAACTCTTTCATATAGAGAGAGATTTGAGGCTGAATGTGCTCAAACACTCCATATACAGACATGTCATTGTAGTTTACACCCCATGCAGTAGATGCTACAGCATAACTATACTCGTTATAGAAAAAAGTAGCATACTTAAGTTGCTGAGTATGTTCTTTTCCAATAGGAGTACCAGGTCCAATAGATGGGTTACCCTGGAGAGCCATGAGCATAGGGATGGTAACTTGACGGGCACCAGTTGGTACTGCCTCAAGTTTCATAAAGATTGCGTTTGGAACAGAAATCTGTTGACCAGATGCTACAACATCAGACCCAAGGTCTTCGAAGATATCATCAAGGAGAGATTCCATTTCAAGTTTCTTATTAAGTGCTTTAAGACGAAGTGATTCGTCAACATTCATAGTAGCCAGGGTTAATGGGGTGTTTACCGCATCAGCCGCTGGTGACTGAGGAATGCCGTTTTCGGGTGTCCATGATACAGACATAATTTATTCCTTTTTTAAACCCCTAGTTGTGCTAGGGCTTGTTCATAACGTTTCCTTAATGCTGGGTTACCATTAATAACATTAGACGGCATGTCTAGAAGTTCCTCAATCTCAGCAGGTGAAATCATAGGAGTTTCTGAAACATTAGCCAGTTGGTTATTTGGTATGGTTACAGCAGCATTCTGTTGTGCCGCGAGTTTCTCTTGGAGTCCTTTGGCTGCGTTAATCTCTGCTTCAGACAGTGTGGAACTGTATTTAGAAAGTCTAAATGCGTCCTCAAGTGAGCGTTGATTGACTCGATTACCATATTCATCCTGGATAGCCTCATATTGACCTGTCTGCTTGTTGTATCTTCGGCCATTTTTTAAATCTACAACTTCAGCCAGTTCCATATACACCTTGGCATCGGTGGGGACATCTATTCCAGCATCGTTGATTACTTTCGCGAATGCTTTCTCTTTATCTGTTTCTGGCATGATTCCAGCACGAATTGCTTTATTCACGACAGACTCGTCATCGGTACCAACGAGGTCGACGATACGAGAGTAATAATGATTGTATTCATTATAGATTTCTGAGATATCCTTTTCTGTTCGAAATGTTGGAACCTTCGATTGAAGATTGCTAATTTCACTAAACAGTTTGCGTTGGGTTTCTTTGTTGGCTCTAATAAGCTCGTCTTGTTCTTGGATTTTCCGACGTTCTAGTTCGGCTTGTTCTAATCGTTCTAATTTTTCCATCACTGTTTCAAGTTCTGGGGAAGCCGTATTAGACTCCAACTTGTTACGTAGGTCTTGAAGCAGTTTCCTGTTATTTTTAGTCACTTGGCTGGCGTATTCCAAATCCTCTTCGTCTTCGCCATCAAGTACTAAGGGAGTGCTGCTGTCGAATGCAGGGGTACTAGGGGTTTCCTGTACAACAGCAGCTTCCTTTTCTTCTAACCTACGTTTTAATTCTTGCATTTCTCGTTTTTGTTCCTCTAGAGTCCGTTTAATCTCTTCAGGAATAACGACATTCGTTTCTTCTGGTTCATCGGTATCAGACTTGAATGACTGAATCAGTTCATCCTTCGAAAAATCCGATACAGGTTCCTCAGTAGTGACCTCTGGTTGTGTTACTGTAGTAGGTTCTTCTACTTGTTGTGTAGTTTCTTCTGTACCAACTTCTTGGACTACAGGTTCGTCACGTTCTCCAATAGAAATTTTTCCTGCTAGATACTCGTTAACGATTTCTTTATCTCCACCATCAATTGCGGTTTCGATTTCTTCTTTGGTCATTACTTTTAATTCTTCTGACATCATTTACCTCTTTCTGGGTATTTTTTATTATGTGGTCGTTGTTACTGTTTAGGTTGTTGTTGCTGTGGCTGCGGTTGTCCTTCACCACCTTGTGCTCCTTGCATTCTAGCCTGAGCCATTTGCATATCACCCATTTGGGTTTGTTGCTGTGCTTGTTCTACCTGTGCTTTGGTCTGTTGTACTTGTGCTTCCATCTGTGCGATTTCTGCATTCATACGAGCCTCAGCATTTTTATATTCAAGCTCTGAAGCATATTCCATCTTACGCTTATCCTCATCAGACATATCAAGTGTTTTCATGATATTCTTAGTGAGTTGTGCAACAGACAGGTATGCCGATTGTGGGAGTGCTCCCATTAACTCTACATTGATAGCCCTATCGGTCAATCGTTGAGTTATTCCATTAGGTGATTTAGATACTATCACCTTATGTCTTGATAGATTCTTTAAATCGTTTGTAATTACTCTATCACCATCTTCGGTGTATTGAGGGACATTTAATTTAACTGTTTCTTGATTGGTACTATCTTTGAAGTCCATTGTAAACTCTCTATACACACCACTATATAATTCTTTAGCGAGTTCCATGAAAGCTTCTGCTTTATCGTTCCAATGTTGGTCAATAGATTTCATTAGGGTAGACATTGCAATCTCCCCTTGCATTTGTTTACGAGCAAACAGGATTCCAGTCTCATGAGCATTCTCATTCTGACCATCCATAGTTGCTGTTTGTCGAGATATCTTATCCATCGCATCTGTCATGCGTTGAATGTCTTGATATATCTCACCTTGATATTGTGATTTCTCAATCAGTTGAGTATAACGTCTACCAGATGCTAATGCTCCTGGAGCCGTAACAATCTTAGCATTCGGCTTATCAATGTTTTTAATCAATTCTTGCATCATTGCAGGGTCGTTATTAAACATTGCTGGGTCGAATAACATCGCACCATGTGCAGAGCTACTAATAATGTGGTCTGCTAGAGACTCACGTTTGTTTAGTGTCTGCTGTGCATCTATTAGTAACTCAACGACACCAGAGTCAATCCCGTTGATTCTAGCAGCACTCCATGGGAAGAACGGAAGTCGTCCTATTTGGATATCTGCTTTACTATCTTCTAGGAGTAAATCAGGTGATAATTGTCTACAGGTTGTCGTTACGTGATACTCACGCCTAACAATCCTATGTTTGATGATATCTGCTTGCTTTAAACCGTTCTGTTTTAAGAATGTGTTTTTATCTTCCTCAGACAGGTCGTCAGGAATTGTCATTTTAAAATCGCCAGATACTGCAACCTCTATTTCTACAGGTACATTCTTTAGGTAGTGATGTTCGATAACACGGTACAAATCACCATAACTTTCATCTAACTGCAAGTACTGCATAGATGTAGATGATTGGTCGTTTTCGTAATCGCTCTCTCTAAGTCGTCGTAGTGCAATCTCTTGGTCAATCTTATCTGCTTTTGCTTTATACAACACCTTCATGTCTTCAGCTGTCATGTACGTTACTTTCCATGCACGTTTCAAGTCTGCTGAATTGTGTGTTTTCCATTCTGGGTCTAAAATGATATGCCCTGGCTGGATTCGTTCAAATCCTATATTGCCCAATGGTGAATACTTCGTACTCACTACAATTTGTTCTACCCCTTGGTGTACTAATCCATCAGTCACACACTGAATAAACTCCCTATCCCAATCAAGCAGTTCTTTATCCGAATAGTAAATCTGTTTAAGTATCCGAGTTAGTTCAGTCTCTTCTGAATCAACTGGTACAAAATCTATATCCATTTCAGATTTGGCAATATTACCTGCTAGTCCGTCAATCTTACCTCGTATGAAGTTGTACTGCACTATGTGTCGGTTCTGAGCACTTAATGCAGCGACTGCGGAGTCAGGCCATTGACCGTGGTCGAAACCAGAGTATGCTGACCATGCACGGTCTGCCATATCTCTATTTTTTTGCGACGCTTCGAATGCTCTATCAAACTCATCTTCCAGATGTCTAATAGAGTATGGAATGTCACTTCGGTTAATTTCCATCAACTACTCTCCGCTTCTGTAACATACTTATTTTTTCACCGTGTTCAGGTGTAACATTTTTGTATTTGACTATTTCATCTTTTGTAGACACTTCAAAGAATTGGTTACATATATTACATCTAAATAATGCTCCCTCTTGTCCTTCTACCATCCCTCCAAGTAGGTGCCCACAAACAGAATACGTGATTCCACGTATCTGATGAGCCCTCTTGTTTGGACATCTTATCTCTATATAATTCATTATACCATCCGAATTGTTTGTTTGTCAAGTTTTTACATGGCTAGGAAGCCCGTATTGGGGTCATTTTCATCAATATATGCTAAATGGTCCATAACAGAATCATTGTGTATTATGGCGTTCTCAGAGGTTAATTCTGATATGACATGAAGTAATGCCATACACATACCATATTCTTCTTTCTTCTGATGTGTGTCATCTTTGATTGACCATGTACGTAATTGATTTGCGGTAGTGGTACACTCTACAGCAGTTATTAGTCCACCTCTAGCAGCTAGTGCTTCAAGTGTTCTAGTGGCACCATATTCATCATACCCATAAGATTCAGAAATGAATATCCCACTACTACTGTAGTTTAAGAATATATCATCGGAACCAGTGTGGAACATAAATTTGTTACCAATAACCTTCTTAAAATGTCCATAACCTTGTATAATATGTAAAATATCACTACTATCACCCTCATACTCGTCAAACACACGCAATTCCGTTCCTGTGTAGGTACAGAAGACTGCACTGAGTTTACCTTTCCTATTTAGGAACAATGAGGCATACATATCACCATGCATTAAATCTTGTGCATAAAAAACAAGTCCATTGGTTGCGTAGTTATATGATTTAATCAGTCGTAGTTCGTTCTCTTTATCTGCGGTACATAATATTACAGCATCCGCATGGTCTGGAGAACTACCAAAGTCTTTTTTAAATTCTTTCTTTGGTTGTATCTTGATTCTACCAGAAGCATCTGGTTCCCATTTACGTGTAGCCAGTTCTTCTATAAGAAACCTATTGTTTGGTAGATGTAAATCAGGTAGCATGTCTTTAAATGTACCCCACATCTTAGATGCTTCGTTGTTATATACCGTGTCGCCTTTACCACCAAAGTTACATGGGACTACTTCAATATCGTGGTCCTCATCTAAATCAAGGTAGTCTGTGACACCACCACCAACACCAGTATCGTCAACTTTAACTCTAATGATGTCTTGGTATCCTGTAGCCAATCGTATAGCATCTACATGGTCGAGAACGGCATCGACTACTTGGTCGGTCGTTGTCTTACCCATGGTGATTAAGTCATCAATGTAGTTGCCATAGCGTGTGGCTATAACAGTCAAGTCGTCACCTTTACGTGCAACGTCGACACCTATCTCAATAGGCTCACCCATCTCAAGTTCTCTATACTGAGCAGCATTAACATCCGCAAGAGCGATAAACGCATCTGGGTCTCCAGAAGGAAACTCACCAAGTACGTGAATCTTATACATATCGTGAACTACTTCACCTCGTACATATTTCTCACGCATCTCTTCTAACCATTCTATAGATACGTTTGGAGATTCCTCAGCATTAAATGTGAGTTGTTTCCAAATCTTCTTATCTTTGTGGAACGCGTCAAAAAAGAAACCAGAAGTTCTTGCTGGGTTACCCATAGCAATTACTTTGTTGTTTGGTTTTGTTAATGAACCCTGCATAACATCCCAGATGTTGTCTTCAATACCTGGGGCTTCATCGAGTAGAATCAATAAATGTTCTTCGTGTAAACCCTGTGCACTTTCCTCCTTAGAGGCTGTACGGGGTTCTGCAAAGGTGTTTTTTGGGTCGGTTTTTAAATATACCTTTTTTGCGGTATGTACAAAGAAGTCTTTGACCAGCGATACTTTTAACCATTTTGAAACTTCAGGCCATAACACAGAACTTAACTGTGGGAATGATGGTGCGGTTGCTACAACCTGACCACCTTCAAACATGCACAGCCACCATATAATTAGCCAAGCAAGCACAGATGTCTTACCGACACCTCGACCAGCCTTAGCAGATACACGACGATTGTGTGCAATTGCCATTAACATTTCAACCTGCTGTTCAGATACTTCTAACTCTCCCCCAAACATCTTTGCGTTTTCATTGAATATTATCTCGGTAACGAATCTCACAGGGTTATTCATGTATGTGATACGCCTGCGAGGTGTCATTATCGTAGATATATGCTCTTCTGGTAGGTAGTTCATTATATACCTACCTCTGAGAAGCCCTTATAGGTATCAAAAAGCTCGTTTTCTTCCAATCGCGACTTATTGTATGCCTCTGGGTACTCAAGGTCATATGAGGCTATTAGGTACATAAAAACCCTATTGGCAGAAGCCTTAGAATTCAGCACCTTCAGGAATTTCTTATCGATATTGCTCTTGTACAATGAGAATATCTTCGCCTGCGTCTCAAATGCATTGCGTTTAGCTGTGTATATCCAATGTCTATACTTTTTTACTATTATACATTCCTTTAAACTAATCATTTGCACTTTATTGCCATCGAAGTAAACAATTTGGGGCATATCGAATGGTTTTATTACTATACCATATAGATTTTTCTTAAAACCCTTATTGAATACTACATAATCAAGTGCTAATACCATCTGTTGTGGCTTTTTCATACTTATTCCTCACTGATATCAAAATCATCCAGTGTTACGTGAGTTTCTACCTGTTCAAATTCATTTATTTCAGATTCTACGTCATTTCCTTCATAAATTTCGTTAGCTAAACGGAATAAACGGTCCGCAGTTGCTCTACGACCACCTGGGTCATCCTCTTGGATGCGGTCTTTGAACATTCCCATGTGTTTTCCTAGTAGTTCTAGGGCACGAACACTCGTACTAGAACCTTTTTTACTTACTGCAATGTCTTTAAGCATGTCTGTTACGAATTTCTCGTCCAGATTTTTCGATTCTTGCCTATCTAGAATCATTGCTTCCATATAATCCCGAACTACAGGTCGTCTAGCAACCTTTCTAGCATCAGAACGAACTCTAGATGGATTGTGAGATGGTGGTATAGACCAAATCTTCGCATAAGCCTCTTCTTCAGACAGTCCATCAGTTAGAATATAGTCACAAAAACGTACTTCGCGTTCGCTAAGTTGTCTTCTTTTTGGACTTGTGTTTCTTCTTCCCATCTTTCCCTTCCTCGAGTAAGTTGTTGTAGGTGTCTACATCTAAAATAATAGTAGTTCGTGCATTCCACATATCGAGTGACTTCTCAGGTTCGTCGGAAACAGGTCCAATAGCACCACAATTCCCACAAACTACCTGATATTTACCCGATGCAAATGATTTAACGTCTATTTTCCCATTGCTCTCATCTGAGCAAAAAGGACATGGTTTAACTTTGATTGTTTTTTTATTCTTCGCCATCTATTGTGGTTCCTTTCATTATTGTCCAGTAGGTCTAAACCCTGTGGTTTTTATGACCTTTGTGTTTTTCTTGGGTTTTGGTACTGGTGGATTAGCAATCTGTAATTGTGGAGGTTGCATAGCCTCAGAACCAAACATGTTTTTTGTCTTAACTCCCATTTGCGGCTTCCCAGGCATCCCATTCGGCGGGGTGTCATAGAAATCAGCTTTTGTTTTCATTTCTTGTGGGAGCATTTGTTGTTGTGTAAGCATTTGCCCATCCATATTCTAAACTGTTTGTTTTTTGTTAAATGAGGGTTGGGAGAACTCAACCAATTGACGAACTCCCAATCCTTATCATCCACTGCCACCTCAACAGTAGGAAATTTTACCACTCGTTTTTAACCTTTTGTCCTGCTCTAGCCATGTTTGTTGCTGATGAACCAGCTTTAAAATTATCCAGAGCCTTACCCCATACACCTTTTTTCTTTGGTGCCTTCTTCTTCTTAGTAGTTGTTACCTCTGTAGCAACTTGTCCTCCACCGAGACCACCACGATAGCCAGGTTTAGTATATGCTGGACGGGATGCTTTACCACCAGGTCCTGTGGAGCCTCCATACTTAGATTTCTTCTTATAGTTTGGCCCACCAGAGATTGTTGTATACCCTTGTGCTGCCCGCTTAAAATCAGCAGATAGTTCGTCGGCTTTAGTCTGTGCCTTGGTTTTTGTTTTCTTTTTCTTTGTTTTAGTGGCTGGCTTCTTAAGATAATCAGGTAGGGCTGAGGTTCCCGTACTCTTTTTCTTCTTAGGTGTCACTGTGGTTTTTGTCTTGGTTTTGGTTGGTGTCTTAGTAGTTGTTTTCGCAACAGACCCACCGCCTGGGATAGTCAGCTTTCTACCAGCATAGATTTTGTTTTTACTCTTAATACTGGGATTTGCCTTCATAAGTGCCGCAACGGTTGTACCATAACGTTTAGCCAGTGCAGATAGTGAATCCCCACTCTTAATTGTGTATGATGTGCTCTTACCCGCATTACCACGCATACTGTTATTACGAGGAGCCAGTGATTTTACTGATGCCTTCTTCTTTGTGGTAGTCTTAGGTGCAGCTTTGGTAGTCTTCTTAGTAGTCATGGTTGCTTGGGTTGTAGGCTTCTTACGACCCTTGTATGACGAACCGATGTGATAGTTTGTGGTTGTGCGACCAGTAGTTGGTGAGGTGTAAACACCTTTTTTGGTCACTACTGCTTCCCCCCGATTGCCCTTACGCATATTGCGTTTAGCACGGCGTGTTGCTCTATCGGTTTCCCGTTGAGCCTTAGTTCTACGTGGCATAATTCTCATCCTTTGTTTAATCAGGTTGTATATACCTGTCTTAAATATAATATTAATATTGTCTGATAACAAACCCCCCTTACCCCCCATGGGTAAAGAGTTGGAATGTTGTAGACCCAAACCCCCCTAGGAAAACTCAATCGCACGTTCATATAAGAACCGTTGAGCATATCATGGTACGTATTAGCACATGAATACTGTCTACATATATTATTATACCACGTAAAAAACCCCTTGTCAAGTTTTTACATTTGGTGGGAAATTTTGGGCGGAGTATTTTTTAGGAAGCGACGGGGATTAGGGGACGTCAAAAATGGATTCGGATTTGAGTTCTCCTTTTATCGGGATTTTGGGACCTATGGGGTGGGGGTGTGGTAATTCGAGTTTCAACATATCCCTCTATATGGTGTAAGATGATTAACCTTTTATTTGGAGTTGATATGGAACAAAATGTTCTTATCGAGTTACTCGAAAGTAAGTATAATGCGGTAGAGGAGCAAGACCTCTATTGCGAAGAGAGTGCAGAAGAATCTTTTAAGGCACAAGAGGCATTCGCTTCTACCTTGAAAGCACTCAAGGCTATTGACCCTGCAAACTACGGTGACCTCTAAGGTCATCGTATAACAGGCAAGGGTAACGACCGATGATGGTCACCTTGCCACTACTTAGATTAAAAGGATTTGATATGTTAGATATATTATGGTTACTAGGTGTTGTTAGCCTAGCGGTTTTGAACTTTGTTTATGGAATCTACGTTATTGATAAACGTGGATAACCTAGAGGGCTTCGGCCCTCACTCTATTTTTTTATTGAATACCTTAAATGAGGAGTTCTTATGGTTGACACCATTGGAGATTTCGGTAAGTTCTGTTTGGTAATGATGAACAAGATAGATGATACTCTCATCGTCTATGAGAGGTTCTACACAATGCCAACAGAGAAAAGAGTTGCCTGTCTAAAGAGAGATGGGTACGTGGTAGTTTTTAAACAAGGGGAGGCACTATGAAGTATATCATAGTGAATGAGAATGACCATAGTGAATGAGAATGACGATGTTGTCGATGTATACCTCAATGAGGACGAAGCGTATGACTTCGTTGAGGAAGTATTTCTTAATGATGGCAAGTACTTGTCAGTTGTTGAGAGTGATTTAAATCTTTAACAAGGGCCTTCGGGCCCTATTCAAAAAGGACTGGTTATGGATATTAAAATCGATGGTATTCGCAAAACGACTGTGACTTTCAACAGTCTAGGGCTAGACAGGTTTGCTAACATTGGTGATGTTATTGTTGCATTGTCTAATGATTATGCAATCAGTGATATCATTTCTACCCACGTTTTGGACGATGGGATTGCAATACATTACCTATGGAATGAGGTAATTGTCCATTAAAGGGGCCTAAGAGCCCCTACATGGCACGTTAGGGTAGTTAGAGGTACTTTGGTATCCCTAACACCTTAACTGCTCTTCTAGGTACCTCTATGACGTTTTTAAATAACTACACTCAAATAAGGAGGAAAGCCGACTAATACGTTTCAACATATCGCTCTATATGATGTATCAGTTAACCCTAACTTGGAGTGATTATGGCACTAACTCGCCTATCTTCAGTTAAAGCCCACGAGACTAACGTGTCTCGTAGCATTCAGGCTAAGAAGCCTAAGCAATTTCGTACCGTTCGTGCAACCGTTAAAAAAGTTGGCACTAAATACGGTAGCCCTATCCTTACCGACGGTAAGACCATTTGGGTTAAAATTGCTAACCGTGAAATCGTTGTGGATTCAGTCCTTGACGGTGAAATTGAAATTATGCTTTGGGTATTGGCTAACGCCAACGACCTTGAAGCGAAACGTACACTTAAACAACGTGCTAAGGCACGTAAGGCAAAACGCCAACAGGCTGAATCACGTAAGGAAGCTTATCGTGCAACTATCAAACGTATGAATGAAGTTGCCGAAAAACGTGAGCAGCAGGAATACAAGCCACGTGTATCATACGACCTTAATGAAGAGGTTGTTGGTATGACGTTTGAAGACGGTGATGCAAAAGAGAAACGTATCGAAGAGAATGAAATCAAAATGGTACGTGGTTGGAACTACAAGGATATTGATATCAACAAGACCTACTTGGAAATGTAGGTCGGAAAGGGAAAGGGCTTCGGTCCTTTCTCTATTTATTTTTGGTCCCCAACGATAAGGAGGAAAGCCGTACACTAGTTTCTACATACTCCTGTATATGGTGTAAGGTCGCTTCGGTGGTCTTACTGCTCTTTTACATTTTTAATTGTTGTTTTTTGCTTTTAGTGCTTTTTATGCACACTATTTAGGTAGCAAATTATGATAATTATACTTGTTTTGCATACTTATAGAGTATGCTTTTGATAGTAGTTCGTTCGTGCAAGGTAGCAACCATATTTTCGGTGTGAAAAACACTCAAAATCGGCTGTAACCCGCATGAACAGTAGGATTGAGCGAACTCGCAATTCCCTCATTTTACCCGTAACACCATCAAAAGCGAAATATAAGTCACTACAAATCAAGTACATAACGAAAGTCAAGGGAATACTACATTGTAAAATGTATATACACCTTGCCGTACATAGGAATTAGTCGCATTAGCCGTCTATGTATAGAGTAACCTGTGCTTATACTCTAGCCAAGTATTAACAGGTAGTAGAATGTACCTACTGATTGGACATAGCATATAGTCTGTGCTGAATAGACTGAATAGTTAGGGATATACTAGGAATACCCTTGAGGTGGCATTGCCAATAAAAATACAATGCTAGCTCCCTACCCATACCTTGAGACGAATACCCTAACCAACGGGTATACTATGAACTTGGTTGTAAGTGGTGGGGGCTTCTATAAACTAACCTATGGCGGTCACAAGTCCGTATACAAAATAGTGAGTGTAGAAGCATTTTTTAAACAAGGAGTTGTTATGTCTAAAATGACATTAGAACAAGCCCGTGAGTTAATCCGCAAGGAAAATGAGGCAAAGCGTGCAGAACGCATTGCAGAACTTGTACAGACAGTAGAGGGTACTGCTGAGTACTCACACGGGGACAAACCCGATGAGGTCGTGTTCATTGAGAACGAAGCAATCATCGAAGAGAAAACAGGTGTAGCCATCAATGCCCACGAAGAGGGTGTGCGTCTTGGCAAGGAAAAGACCCGTCAGCGTGTTATTGAGGCTATTGCAGAGATTGAGCGAATTACTGCGTCCCTTGAGAACCAAGTGTTGCTTACTGATGCCCGTATCAAAGGATTTCGCAAGAAAGTTCTTAAATACCGTGCCTATGCCAACTATCTTGCAAGTAAAAACCTTGATGATGTGAAGCCCGTAGTAGATGTAATCCGTCCTATCAATGATATGATTGCATCATTAAAGGAGTATTTTGCTGACGAACGTAATACTGCGGTTGTTAAGGAACTTGGTGGTAAATCCGTAGTCAACGGCATTATGAAGAGTGCCTATGCTTATGAGCGTGCTCTTAAGGCTAAAGCCCTTAAAGATGCAGCAAAGGCCGCTTAAGTACCGATGTCTTGGGAGTGGACACTAACTACTCCTACCCTTGTAAATGCAGTACCTTGACGTGGTACGGGGGCTTTAAACTAAAACTGCACGACAAAAAGGCAGAAACGTAAACACAGGAGGTGTCCGTGACACTAATGGAAGCACTACGCAAAATTGAAGACCGATTCGGAATCTACACGGCAACAGGTGCGGAAATCTACTCCGTACAAGCAGGGAAACAACTGTGGACAAAAGTTCACTGCTTTAAGACCCTATTTGGGTTCGCTGAAACTGACGAGGGGTTCAATCATTGGAACACAATAATGTCCGAGATGGACAGAATGGAGTATTAATGGAAGAGTTAGTAAAACAGTGTGATGAGCGTTGGGAAAACTCTCAATGCACTGACCACAACTGCACAAACTGCCCTATTAAAGCACAAATGGATGCAATAAACAAGGAGAAAAAATGCTAGTACAAGACCTTGCTATTAAAGCCTGTTTTGACTTCGTTGATGATATCAACCAAGAGTACTTAGTCGACATGTACCCCGTAAAGTGGGGTGCAGACCAAATCACCGTAGAGGTCGTAACCATTCCACGTGATGGGAATGCAAAGACCAAAGTTTACAATCTTAACCGCAACGGCCACTACTTCTATACCCGTAGTCCGTATCTCACTGGCCTACTTATGAGTACTGGCTGTTTCAAGTTCAAGCCACGTGAAACCTGCCTAGAGGCAAAAATTTAAGGAGGAACCAATGGAACCAATTATTAGCCCCTGGATTGTGTATATTATCGGAATTATCGATAATCTCCAAACACTATTAGTTGCAGTAATAATAATCTTAGGATTTGCAACCGTTGTATATGTCGGTATCTCCACAGATTCTGGGAGAGCCCCGAATAAACGCCTAGTTGGTACAATGGTAGTCGGTGCTTTTTTAATGATGTTATTATCTGTAATGATACCTAATAAGAAAATCATGATAGCAATGGTGGTAGCCAACGAAATTACTTACGACCGTGCTGAAATGGTCGGTGGTGCAATAAGCGATTTTAAAAATGAAATAGTTAAACTAATTGATGAAAATGAAGGAGAATAATATGGCAACAATAGCATATCCAACCCGTGAAAACTATGGGTACGATGAGTTCGTATTCATTGGTGAGACTAGACAAGTAGGTCGTGGAGAGTTCTATCTCTATGAAAACCAGATTTGTAAGGCGTTTAAATACGACCTCACACGTAACAAGTATCCAATCCTTGAGCCTGTAATCAAGTATATAAGCAAAGAAAGTGAGGCACGTAAGTGGTGTAAGGCAAACGGCGACCGAATCGTATCCTATGACCATAATTTATTTTATGCAGAATGCTTATCGTGTGGGCATTGGGAAGAGTACAAGGTTCTCACCTATATGGGTGAGAATGGTATGAAAGTATGGAAACCTCTTAGTGAATTTGAGGTGGCTAAATAATATGGAGACTTATATTGAAAACAGGCATTATAAATTAGTACCCGTTTCTGAGGTTCAGACTTACTTAGACAAGCACTGGGAGCTGTATGGTAGCCCAGTGTATAACGTAATGAAAAATGAGACATATCAAGCAATAGTTAAAGGAGAGTGGAACTAATGGATAATTATGAAAACACGTTCACGGTTACGACACAGCCGTACGATATTAAAATCGTGGATTCGCTTGGGAATGACGTGGAGTACACTCACTTCACCTTTAGTGGTGGTGAAGAGCAAGTACGAATTGAGCCGTTTGATGTTAATGCGTGTACTATTCACGCTAAACAATTGACATCAGTTGGCATTGCCGTGCTTGAATTACTAACCAATGCACTCTATTACATGGACAAGAAAGTTACTATATTTATGCCTTACCTACCCTATGCACGGCAAGACCGTGTGTGTAGTCCTGGTGAGGCTAATGCTTTGAAATCATTCTTGTCTAAGTTTACCGTTGAGGAATTGGTAGCAGTGGATGTGCATAATCCAAGTGCTGCTAAACAGGTATTAAACATCCCGTTCTCCAAAAATCTCATTTGGGAATTGGAACAGCAACATTTTGATGTTCTTGTTGCTCCTGATAAAGGGGCACGAGGACGGTGTGAGGTAATTGCCAAAGAACTTGGTATTTCATTTGTGATTATGGCTGAGAAAGTCCGCAATCCCGATACGGGAGTCATTGAGAAGACAGTAGTGAGTGAGGAAGACCTTGCTCTGCTAGATGAAAAACGTGTACTGATTTACGATGACATATGCGATGGGGGTCGCACGTTCATAGAACTTGCAAAAGTTCTTAAATTGGGCAACCCTTATGCTATCTCTCTAGCAGTTACACACGGTATATTCTCCAAAGGTATGGAGCCGATTATGGAGGATATCGACTACGTCTACACCACTGACAGCATTTGTCATTTCGAACATGATTTTTTAACAGTAGTACCAGTATAGGAGATTTTTATGATTAAAGCTATCAACTGCATTGACTTTTACAAGGCAGACCACAAATCTCAGTATCCAGTTGGGACTGAGTATGTTTACAGCAACTTTACACCGAGAACTGGCAAGTATGCTAGTACTGACTTAGGTGGTGTGATTAACTTTGGGTTACAGGGGTTCATTAAATGGTTCTTGGTAGAGACTTGGAACAATACGTTCTTTGCTCGTCCCATTGAGGAAGTACGTAAGGAATACCAACGTCGTCTAGACAATGCTCTAGGGCCTGGTGCAGTAAACACCGAGCATATCGAGGCGTTACACAACTTAGGTTACCTGCCAATTGAAATCAAGGCTTTGCCTGAGGGAGCACTAGTCCCCTACGGTGTACCTGTACTGACTATCGTGAACACTCGTCCTGAGTTCTTTTGGATTACAAACTATCTCGAGTCTGTTATGAGTGCTGAGTTATGGAAACCAATGACTTCTGCAACAACTGCCCGTGCATATCGTATTGTATTTGAGAAATATGCTGAAGAAACAGGATACGACAAGTCCTTTATTGATTGGCAAGGACACGACTTTAGTTTCAGAGGAATGGGTGGCGTATTTGACTCAATGGCAAGCGGTGCTGGTCACTTAACGTCTTTCACAGGAACTGATACTCTTAGTGCCATTGATTATCTCGAAGAGTACTACGGTGCAGACAGTGATAAAGAGATGGTCGGTGGTTCAGTACCTGCCACAGAACACTCAGTGATGTGTATGGGGGGTACAGGTGAGGATGAGTTTGAGACATTCAAACGTCTTATCACGGAGGTTTATCCAACGGGAATTGTCTCTATTGTCTCTGACACATGGGACTTATGGGAAGTTCTTACAGACTATCTTCCACGTCTCAAGGAGGAAATCATGGCACGAGACGGTCGGGTGGTCATTCGTCCTGATAGTGGTGACCCTGTGGATATCATCTGTGGTGATGTAGACAGTGATTTGAGTGAGTCCTCACCTGCCTATAAAGGTGTCTACGAACTCCTATGGGATACATTTGGTGGCACTATTAATGAGAAGGGTTATAAAGTACTTGATGGTCACGTAGGGGCTATCTATGGCGACTCTATCACGCTTGAGCGTCAAGACGATATCTTGTCTATCCTTGAAGCCAAAGGGTTCAGTGCAAGTAATCTCGTTCTTGGTATTGGTTCTTTCACCTACCAATATGTCACTCGTGACACTCATGGGTTTGCTATGAAAGCGACCTATGGTGTTGTGAATGGTGAGGGACGTGAGATTTACAAAGACCCAGTGACTGACGACGGTATGAAGAAAAGTGCTAAGGGTTATCTACGTGTCGACAAAGTGGATGGTACTTATGTACTTACAGACCAAGTAAGTAAGGATGAGGAACAGAAAGGAGAACTTGAGACAGTATTTAAAGATGGTGTCTTGGTTAAGGAATATACACTTAACGAAATTCGTGAGCGTATTAAGAATCAATAACCTTTCTTTGGGGCATCGGTTGATGCTCCCTTGTAAGTTTATTGAATATTATGTTCGAGGAGGAACAATGGAAGAAAAAATGATTAAGCGAGCAATCGCTACGCAAGAACTACGTCATGAACAACGTAGACTGGAAATTGAACTACTTGATGAGGAGTCAAATATCAAAACGCTTTACAAAATGGACGAGGCTGAGGCCTATGCTTATGCTATTGACGTATTAGGAGGAAATGATGAGTAACTATTCCATTGAATATTATGAAAACACTAGAAAAATATACGGTAACGTATATAAAGATGGAACTCGTGTTAGTGAATTGGATGCTAACAAACGTGGAAAACTTCTTGGTATGGAAATGGAAGTCGCATTGATGCGTAAACCTAGAGGGTATAACAAAAACGTTGATACACTTCTGCCATATTTACGAGACATTCATTCAGATACCACTGCTGGTGGTAGATATAGTCCTGAGATTGTTACACGCAAACTGACAAAAGAAGAGATGTATGAAGTGTTGCCACTTCTTGCAAAAATTGGTAGACATAACGTGAAGAACAACTATAGAGCTGGTGTTCATATTCATATTTCGCACGAGTGGTATAAAGATAGTAGCCATCTTGAGCGAATGGCGTACCTATTCTTTAAGCATCCGATTGTTGGTAGAAAAATTGGTTATAGACCAGCATCTGGATTCAATAGTGATATTTCTGAATTGCATACTGTGCTTTCACGAAAAGGCCCGTTTAGAAATAATATTAAAGGGACGAACAGTCGCTATTTATTTCGTTCAGTCACACCATACGGTACGTCAGAATTTCGTATGTTCAATACTACTGGCAGTGTTACACAACTTAAGCGATACATTGACGATATCTTCTATCTGTTGGAATATACAGAAAAGGCATCGTTTAGTGATATCGATAAACTAAAAGGGTTCAAGCGTTCAATATTAAAAAGAAAACATATGAAGGGATTTAAATAATGTTAGTATTTACATATGGTAGTCTTATGAGAGGGCTACATAACCACGTTTTTATGGAAGAATCGAACGGGAAATTTGTATCGGAACATACTATTGATGGGTTCGAATTGCACTCTGTTGGGGATTTTCCAGCGATAAAAAAGGGTGATGGGGAGATTAAGGGGGAATTGTATGATGTCAAAGATACTGGCCATCTCGATTATTTAGAAGGTATCAGTAGCAACCTATATAAACGGGTGATGATTGGAGAAATCCTCGTATATGTCGGGGATAGAGTATTCGATTATGGGACCAAGAAACTTTCCCATGGCGATTGGCGTAAACATATAGAAGGAGCAACACAATGTGCCTAGCAATCTGTACACCAGCATTAAATGCTTATGATGACAATGTTGACGAATTCGATTACGATTGGATTCGCAACGCATGGCCAACCAATCCAGACGGTGCAGGATTTTCCTATGCGTCTGTTGATGGTAAAGTACACATCAAAAAAGGGTACACCGATTTAGAAGAGTTTATCGCCAATCTTGATTGGTATAGATATGCTAACCCTATGTGTAATTTTCTTATACATCTTCGTTGGGCTAGTGCTGGTGAGATTTCAGAAGAAAACACTCACCCGTTCTATATTGGTGAAACAAACACAGCGTTCATTCACAACGGTACCATCTATCCGATGAAGCCAAAAGGTGATGATAAACGTAGTGATACACAAATTTTTGCAGAATTTTTAACAGAATTACCAGAGGAGTGGTATAAGGATGCTGGAATTACTGAACTTGTTGAAGACTTCCTTGGGAGTAGTAAGATAGCACTGATTGATTCATATGGAGATATCTACATTTTTAATGAACATCTCGGTGAGTATGTAGGAGAAACTTGGATGTCAAATGATTATTACACTGGAGACTATATTCGTAATGACAAAGGTGTAAAAATTAAGAAACCTGTAGAGGTTGAGCCAGAGGTTGAGCCAGAGGTTGAAATGGAGGAAACGGTAACACAACCATTACAGTTCCCAGAACCATTAGAGCACTATGGTGAAGGAGAGTGTGCATATTGTGGATGCATGCTTGAGACCCCAGACGAAAAACATGAAGGTATTTGTATAAATTGTGCCATTGATATTCAATATGGATATGGCCTTGGCGGATTAGGAGATTATTAATATGTATTATGCAGTATTAAATGACAGTGATTTTGTACCAATGGTTGACGGTGAAGAAGTTCATCGTTCATTAGAATTGGTTGCAGGAAATATTATACCACTTGAACGGATTAATAGTCGATGGTTTAAGAAGGCATCTAATGGCGTAAGAGTCCATAAGAATTGGATAAGCAAAGTGGTTGAATTGGTAGATGATGAATACTACATTCTTGATAGTGTACTTTATTCTCATAGAACTGAACGATGTCTGATATCCGAAGATGTGTCGTGTAGAAGACATGCACTAGATGGTGATATACGTCTAACGACACACAGTCTAGAAGCCATTGAAAGATTTGCTAGAAATTCTCGTTTAAACAGTCGTGCAACTAAGTGTCAATGTGGAAAATATCACCCACGGACCGAGTATCGGTTCGCGTGTTCATGTGGCAATATTCCACATAGAAAAATATCTGAAATATTCGATTTTATAGATGCCAATGGCGACTATTCGTTTGCGGGAAGTGGGCAGAGAATATTACGGTTCAGCGAAGAAACTTATATCATTGATAATGAGCTAATAGAAACCAATACTGTATCTTTGTGTTCTGAATGTAATGTGGCATTTTTCAATGTGAGCAGAGAAGATTTAGAGTATGAAGATGAGTATGGTGATTATGTTGTTGATAGTAGCGTAATGGCTCGTGTATTGTCAAACCCAGATATTGTATACCATGATGACGATTTTGATGTACCGTTTAATCGTTGTAAGATACACTCTAGACCATCAAGTGCCCCATGCTCTGTGTGTGGTACATCGGTCAATATTGAAGATGCCATGAGTGATAATGGTTCGTATATGTGTCATTCATGTTACCGTGATGTACAACGATTCAAGATACGTAATTATTCATACGTTCCAGACCCACTTATTTTCTACAAAGCAACAACAGAATCAGATATTCAAGACAGTGACTTGGTATTTCGTGGTGTTGAGATGGAAGTTGAAGTACATAATGAAAATCGTGGTAAACAAACTACCGCTAAAATGTTTGCTCGTGCAGTCAATGAGATACTTCCGAATTTTATCTATATGAAATCGGATGCATCTATTGATGGTGGTTTTGAGATTGTAACCCATCCATTTACCGATGCGTGGCGATTAGAGAACGCTGATAAATTACAGCAGATGTTTGATTTAATGGAGGAATACGATTTACGTGCTGGTAATGAGCATGGTGTAATCAGTTGTGGTATGCACGTTCATGTGTCTACTGGACCTATTGACCCATCAATACTATTTAAAGTGTCGAGCTTTATCTATGGTAACAGAAGTGAAGTTCTGTTGATGGCAGACAGATTCAATCGTCGTCGTGTTAGTCGTTATTGTTACTTCCCAGACAATCTTACTGATACAGATTTCCGTGAGATGGGTAGTGCTAAACGGAATAATGGTAAGATTGAACACCATGCAGCATTGCAGTATACTCCTCGAACGTTGGAGTTTCGTATCTTTGATGGTACTGCAACAATGCATCGATTCACAAAGAATATGGAATTCATTGCTGCTGTGTTTGAGTATGCCAATTCTGTGGATACTATGACATTTGCTGGGTTCCTTGAATTCATTTCAATGAGTTCATATGATGAGCTCATATCAGATGTTTCATATAAACAACGTGATTTACGTAAGAAAGGTTATTAATATGTGTATTATTGCAGTAAATAAGATGGACAAAGGTATCATCTCAGAGGAACGATTTAACCAGATGTGGCTTAGAAACAGTCATGGTTTTGGTATGATGTGGAAGCAGGGTGATGTGGTCAATGTATACAAGACATTGGCTAAAGACACGGCCTATGACACATACAAGCGTGTGTTCGATAACCGTGAGGGTGATATTGTTCTCCACTTCCGCATCGCTACTCAGGGACATGGTATCGAAAATGTCCATCCGTTTAAAGTTAAAGACGACCTACATATGTGTCATAACGGCATCATTACTCAGTGGTCGAAGTCTGAACATAAGAAGACTGGTAAATCGGATACACGTCTATTCATTGAGAATGTTGTTGCTAAAGTAGACAATGTTAAGTATGAACTACGTAAACCATGGTTGCAGACAATGTTGGCGGATTATGTATCTTCTGATAAACTGGCTTTCCTTGATAATAGTGGTATTGCAATCATAATCAACGAAGCTCGTGGTGTTTGGGATGATGGTAACTGGTATTCAAATACATCATACAAACCATATGTTGCGACAACAAGAACTACATATAACTATGGATACACTTGTGAACTGTGTAATAAGAAAATGAAATGGGGTGAATATATCCTTATTACACACAAATCAAAAAGTGCAAAAATCTGTTTAGATTGTATCCCGTTCTATAGCCTTAAGGAGATTGCCAATGAAGTAGATGTGCCTGAAAAGGTATGGGAGATTGGTAATGTGTATAAAGAGTATGATAAAATAGAATATAAGAAAGAGG